TAATACTAGTGGAGATCCTGAAGTAATAGCATATCTCGTAGATGTTGGAATGACTGATTATGCAAAAGTTATAGCTGCAATGGTTGCTAAAACTGGAGCAGATTTGTTTACGCTCAAAAAGGTGCTAGAAACAAAGCGAAGTAAGTTTGGGGCATATAAAGAAACTATAGTAGATTTAGTTAAAAAGGCAAAAGAACTAATGAAACTTGTTCAAGAAATAGCAAACGAAACGCACTTTCCGGGAGCCGCAAAGATAATACAAACAGCATCAGGTATAGGAAATAAAATAGCGACTTCTAGTGTAGGTCGGTTTGTAGTAGGGCAGGCATACTCGTTAAGGCTACTGCTAGACGATATCCAAAAAAAAGTTAAGCCGTATATTGATAAAGCAATAGCTTGGATTAATAAGCAGCTACAGACACTAAAAAAGTATATTTTAAAAAAAGCAGAAGAGGTTAAAAAAGAAGTAGAATTATATTTACTAAACCTCCTTCCTCCAACCTTTATGAAAAAAATGAAGGAAGAAATCTTAATTAAAAAAAACTATATAGAAGCTAAGAAAAAGAAAATAGAGCATTATCAAAGAATAATTAAACGATATGCTCGTAAATTTAAGTTTGTAGCAAGGGCAGGGAAAGGGTTTCTACAGCTATCAAATAACGTAATAGCAGGACAAAATCTAAGATATCCACCAAATGAAAAACCAATAACAGACCTACTTGAAGGTATGTATGGACTGCAGTTAGACGAGTTGGATCCAAGAGGAGGTCAAGCAAAGAGTATATTAGATGAAAAAAAAGAAGCTTATCGTAAGCTTGGGCAACTTAAGGCTATTGATAAATTAGCAGCTGGACTATTTCTATTTCTTAAAGAGGTGTCAAATAGCACACTAAAAGAGTTAATGCAAAAAGATATTGATGATTTTTTAGAATCAGTAAAAAGTACTAATGCGCCATACCTAGCAGCCATGGAGGTTGTTGCAGGAATAATGAAATCCCCACCCGCTAGCGAAAGCTTATTATTAAAACTACTTTCAGATTTAATTATAGACAACACCTTTGAAGATAACTTTAACATTGCATTTCAAGAGCCAACTGTAGTAAACTTTTTTGTTGAATTTGAACGTAAGTATTTAAAAAAAGTAATAGAGACTTTAAAAACTCTTGCAGACGCTAAGGCAGATGATAAGTCAGATTTTAGTATACTTATGAACCGGTGGGCAAATAGCTTGGATAAAAAAGTTCCTATTATAAAATTCCTATTACAAACAGTAATGAAACTTTTTAAAAAAATAAAAAGCTTTATAGAGGTAAAGATAAAAAAGTTTCTAGCAAAGGTGGAAAAAAAGCTTAAAGAAGAGCTTGAAAAGATTAAAGAAAAACATGAAGCCGAGTTAGAGTTGATAAGAAAGAGGTTGGTAAATGTTGACGCTATTATGATGTCAGTGGCTTTTGGTTTAGCGGCAAGGTTGTTTTGGACGGGAGCAAATTGGAAGGGACCAACTGGATCAACCCACATAACGTTTACTATAGGGCCATTTGTTAAAATGAAAGCACTACCAGAAGATGGCGTTGTAGGCTTTGTAAGAGAGATGGCAAAGAGCTTTGAGCTACAACTAACCACTATGGTGGGCTTAGTCCAAGCACCACCAAATACTTTGATCCCACCTATACCATTTGTAGGCTACAAATAAAAAAACTAACTATTTATAATAAAAAGCATGAAAGCATCAGATTTTATAAAAATAATGCGCAAAGTTGTACGAGATGAAGTACGAACAGTTATTCAAGAAGAATTACGCTCAATTAAACCAATATTGAACGAAAGCGCAACCAAGACAGTGAGAGTAAAACAGGCAACTGAGCCACTGCTACAGAGCACTAAAACAAAGGTACCAGCAATAAAGACTGCATTTACTGGACCATTAAAGGATATTTTAAACCAAACAGCACAGAGTATGTTAAATGAGTCGTATGAGGATGATGAGTGGCCAGATATGAATCAAGGAGCTCTTACTTCGGAAGACGCTCAAGTTGGAATATCAAGTATGTCTAGCCTAGCAACAATGCTAGATGACGATGCTCCACTACCACAAAACTACAACACTAGCGATCCAACCCGAGCATTTATGAAAGATTATTCAGCAGTCCTTAAGGCAGCCGAACAACACGCCATAGGTAAATGATAAGAGAGCAACAGTATATTAATCCAATAGATTTCGAGCTGAGCACAGCTCTTGGATTAGACTTGCCTATAAACGGTCCCGCAGGAGCTACTTTTAAACTCAACTACCTATCAATAGATCAAGCTTTTGCAAACGCAAAAAACCTATTATTTACAAATAAAGGAGAGAGAGTGATGCAACCAAATTTTGGATGTGACTTACAGAATACGGTATTCGAACAGGTGAACGAAGACATTGTAGAGTTGGTAGAATCCAATATCAAAACAGCTTTTAGTTACTGGTTGCCTTACATATATATTAATAAGCTTGAAGTAGAACCATACGAAGATAAGAATCGAATTAATATACTTTTCATAATGAGTTTACAGGGAAATAAAATAGATACAAGATCAATTCAATTTGATGTACTAAATACACAGTAAATGGCTAATATAGTAAAATCAACATCAAAGGATGTTAAATATTTAGGTAGAGATTTTGATTCTTTGAAAAAAGGATTAATTGAATTTACAAAAACATACTACCCAGATACTTATAACGATTTCAATGAAGCGTCACCAGGAATGATGTTTATTGAAATGGCTGCATATGTTGGTGATGTACTAAATTATTACGTAGACTCTCAATTCAAAGAGTCGCTATTATTACACGCAACTGAACGTAGAAGCTTACTAGCAATAGCAGGAGCAATGGGATACAAACCAAAGCTCAGTATACCAGCACAAGTTGATTTAACGGTTATGCAACTTTACCCTGCATCTGGAAGTGGAAGTGGTGTAGATAGAAGATATACCTTTGATCCAAGATATGGATTAAAGATAGACGCAGGAATGAGTGTAAGAGATCCAAATACTAATATTGAATTTATAACACAAGAGGCAGTAGATTTTAATGATAGTACTCTATATTCTCCAACCGAAATTACCATATACTCTACAGATAACGATAACGTAGTAAACTACTTTCTTGCAAAAAAAACAGTAAGAGCTATATCTGCACAAACAAAAACTCAAGAAATAATAGTAGCAAGTACACAAAAGTTTTTTAAATTTCAAATAACCGACGAAAATCTAATAGCAATCGAGAGCATAATTGACTCCGAAGGCAATACTTGGTATGAAGTTCCCTATCTTGCTCAAGATACAATTTTTGAAAAAGTAGAAAATACACAATTTAATGACCCAGATGCGGCTGTGTACAGTCAAGATACTCCGTATCTAATGAAACTAAAAAGAGTACCTCGTCGCTTTGTATCGAGAACTACTGATGCAGGATTAGAAGTACAGTTTGGAGCCGGAGTTAGTGGCTCACCAGACGAAGAATTACTAGCAACTCCTGAAAACATTGGACTAACACTTCCAACTGGAAAAGATGACATAGACGCAAGTATTGATCCACAATCGCCTATTTTTACGGGTGCATATGGTATAGCTCCATCAAACGTTACACTCTACGTAACCTACTTAGTAGGTGGTGGAGTAGCAAGTAATGTAGCAAGTAACACCCTTACTGATGTGATAAAAATCAGCACCAACACAGACTCTTTTCCAACAAACACCGGTATTTTAAATGCAAATATACTAAACTCTGTAGCTACGATTAATTTAAAACCTGCAAATGGTGGTAGAGCCGAAGAAAGCTTAGATGAAATTAAACAAAATACTTTAGCTCAGTTTACATCACAAAATAGAGCTGTTACAAAGGAAGATTACATAGTGAGAGCATATGCAATGCCAAATGTGTATGGAAGTGTATCTAAGGTTTTTATTACCCCAGATGAGCAATCAAACATTGGAACATCGGAGATCAACGATACAGTAGCTAATCCGTTAGCACTAAATATGTATGTACTAGGTTATGACTTAAATAAAAATTGTACAATTGTAAACCGAGCTGTAAAAGAAAATTTAAAAACATATCTATCGCAGTATAGAATGCTTACCGATAGTATTAACATAAGAGATGCTTATATTATTAACATTAGCGTTAATTTTGATATTATACCATTGCCTGGATTCAACGCCAACGAAGTGCTACTAAGTTGTATTGAAACCTTTAAAGATTATTTTAATATTGATAAGTGGCAATTAAACCAACCAATAGCATACAGCGATTTATATACAACATTACTAATGGTTCCAGGCGTGCAGACTGTACCAAGAGTAATGATAGATAATATTGCAGACCCGCTCTCAGGATACAGTAACGTATTGTATAATATTAAAGATGCAACAAGAAATGGAATAGTATACCCAAGCCTAGATCCAGCAATTTTTGAAATAAAGTTTCCAAATAACGATATAAAAGGACGCATAGCAACATACTAACATGGTACTAAGATTTTATCCAACAAAAGACGCAACAATATACGAAAGCTCTCCACAAGAGAATACAGGGCTAGACACTATATTAGATTTAGTAAAAACAGTAGAAGGAACTGGTAGCTATAATTCACGAATACTTATAGACTTTGACTACTCCGCAATTTCTGCTAGTATTGTTGAGTTAGGTCTTAATCCAAATACATTTAACTGGAACCTAAAACTATACAGTACAGAAGCCTCAGAAATTCCTTTAGACTTTACATTAGAGTGTCATCCTATTTCTCAATCATGGAATATGGGAGTTGGTCGATATGGTAACCTACCAGCAACTACAGAGGGTGTAAGTTGGCGGTACAGGCAAGGACTTTTGACACCACTCACAGCTTGGACTACAAGCTCGTTTGCAGCTAATTCAACGGGATCGTATGTTACAGTACCAGGTGGATGTAGTTGGTATACTACAGCTACGGCATCTCAATCTTTTGCTTATAAAGTATCTGATATAGATATGAATGTGAACGCAATAGTACACAAAGTACAATCAGGCTCTATATCTTTTAGTGGTTTTATTTTAAAAAAACAAGTAGCAGACGAGACATCAATTACCCCATTTAGTAGTATAAGGTTTTTTAGTAAGGATACACATACTATATACTCTCCCGTACTTGAAGCTAAATACAACGAAAGTCAAACTAATAGTACGTTACCGGAGATAAACACAAACGAAGAATGCAATGTTATTGCTATTAATTTAAAGTCCGAATACAAAGAGTCTTCAATTCCAAGACTTAAGTTTTCAGTTCGATATAGATATCCAACACTAACATACACAACATCATCAGTATACCTAGATAGATATAAAATACCAACTGGATCGCAGTACGCAATATATAGCGCACACACTAACGATCCAATTGTAGAATTTAGTAATTATACTAAGGTTAGCCAAGACTCCGGTGGAGTATACTTTAGTTTACCACTAGAAGGATATCAACCTGAACGCTACTATAAAATACTATTAAAAATTCCAAATTCAGGATCATTTGGAAGTCAAATTTATGACGGAAATTGGATATTTAAAGTTGCAAAAAGTTAATGAAAAATTTTAATGATTCGCTAATTGGAGATTTAAACGACGACGATTTTACTAAATACGTTACTTCGTCTGTATTTGGACTATACCCAACAAGTAGCATAAACGAAAATAACACAGTTTACGATCTCTTTCCAGCTATACTAAACAGACCACCAATTATTACCAATTCTATATCGGAAGCTTCGCTACCAAAGATAAAGAATATATCTATGGCTGATGCAACTGGTACATACTTGTATAGTGACGAAGAGAGGGTTATTAAGGTTTTAAAAGGTGTAACTTTTACTTTAAGATTAGATGCAATACAACCAAACACATTAAATATTGAAAATGGTATTCCTAAAGTAATTTTACCAAACGAAAAACTAGAATTTACTTGGAAGCATAACGACAGCAAGATTACCTCTACAGAAATACCATCACTACAGAACGCTATAACAATAGAAAACAATACAATTCGATTTCAAAAAATACAACCCATACAAGCCGGAGTATATACGTGCACGGTAACTAATGATATAGGATCTACAGAGTCTGGACAAATTACGCTAGAAGTACAAAATCCTGATAGAGATAATATGTTTTATCGAAATCTTGTTAAAAACGGAAACGCTACTAACGGTGTAGAAGATTGGGAGTCTGCAACTGGTGATTTATTGGCATTCAAATTAAATACAAAGCCTGCAGAAAAATTAATAGAGCCACACAAGGCAAAGCTATTTGGATACAACACAGAGCATATGCATCCAAAACCATATCAATTAGATGTTGGAGTAGTAAAAGATATAAACTATGAAAAAGATTTTGTAGTAGGAGGAGGTGGTGGTTACTTTACAAGAGGCATTTATAAGTTAGAAAAAGCTGGAGGAAAGTCTTATGTAAAATTTTATCAAGACATAGATGTATCTTCTATTCAAGATATGATAAAGGGTGGTGTATATGGAATTGACGGCGTAAGAGCTGTCTTTGGGTGTTATATAGGTAATGCACTAAGTTATTATATACCGACACTACCATTGATGGCTACAAAAGCTGGAACATCGGATCCCAAAAACTACTTTCAGGGTGCTCCACGAATCTCTGCAGAAAACTTCTTAAAAGCAGGACCAGGAAAACCAATTGGTCAAGCGTATGTTACAGTCGAAGAGTATAATAAAGAATCTAAACTACAATCAAAAGTATTAGATAGTAGTGGTAATATTCAAGTAGTTAATAGAGTAGCATTACAAGATCCATGGAAAAAGCAACTAGATAGGCAGTGGGGTATAGCTCGTAATTATTACGAAGAAGACTTATATCTTATAGGAGAAAAATCAAAAGGTACTTGGCTCGATAAAGTATTATTTGCCGCAGATGAATTGTATCCACAACGAAGCTTTAGACCAACACATGGACAGTATCTAGAGTTTAATAGAGTAGTTTTAGATAGACTTAATCCAAATACTACAAAAGTTCGAATAACGTTAAATTACGGTATAGATGATATGAGGATTTGGGCAACACACGAAAACGAAGAGTTTGGTCTAGAAGATATGCCAGAGTTTATTAGTTGGGAAACAAATTGGCCAACAAATAAATTTGAACCACAAAGCGAAAATAATAATACCATAAAGTGGATACGAGGCTTAGAGACTAATGGGTTTAAGGATAGAACTATCAAAACAGTAAGAAAAGCACCAGCGCCTAGAGTAGCAATAACAGGATTATCTTTAAGTCTATTACCTATAGAAAAGCAAAATCAACAAACAACACAGTATTATACTAACGCTACATTAAACGAAAACAATAGACCAGCAGAAAAAATAAATACACCATTAGACATTGGAACCGTATACGATCCTACCGGTAGATTAACTAGGAACCTTTATATACAATTTCAACATCGAGGAAGTTTTACGTTACAAGAACCTGAACGGTTTAGAACATCAATAGCTTTATATGAGCAAATAGCAGATGTTGTTCCTGGTCCACTTACAATCCCTGGTCCACTTACCGCATTATCAAGTAAAAAAGATAATGGAAAACATATAATAATACCACTACAACAAGATGGATCAATAAAGGTTTATGGAGTATCACCGGAAAACCAAGCAACTCAGATGGACTCTGTAAGTGAGACAGTACCAGCTTATGCTAAAGTAGTATCAAGTATTCCACACAAGGCTTTATGGGCTCAAAGAAATAGCAATGCTTCACCAATTGATATGCCAGAAGAGCTTCCGGAAGATCTACAAGCAAAAATAGATGATAGCGTTACAGCGTACATGGATTTTGCATCCACACTATATAATACACTCGAAAGAAATAGTACTGTATTTTGTTCACTTACACATCCGCTAATATTACACTCTGGTTTTTCAAAAAAGGAAGGAAAGCAATTCAACCTAGCACCATACAAAGACTATACAGCAATACCTACTAACGCTATTAATGCTAACATAGTTGTACGGGTACAGAAACCACACGACTCAAAATGGACAATCATAGATGAACCATCATCGACTATGCTTTTAGGTATAGATAAAAATAAAATATTTCCAGGAACAGCTCCACAAAGCACGCTAGTAGCGCAGTGGGCTGGAAGATTCCGATATATATTACACTATATGTCACGAAACTCTGTAGACCAGAGTACGGTAGCAAAGACTTATTATTTAGATATAAATACTAATCCAAAAACACAGCAAGTAGTAGGGTCGTCGGGTATAGACATAAGATTGTATAGTGATACAACAATACAAGATAGTATCCCAGCAGAGTTTGAAGTAAAGGATTACAGAATAAATGATATGGAAAATTTTGAATTTGATTTACCAATAGAATTGCTTTCAACACCAGCAGATGAAGGAGGCTTAGGTATTCCATTAATTACAAACTTTACAGCAAACTACAACGGTGCAGCAACATTAGCAGTGCTTATGAACGCTCCACACATGGTAACACAGGATATTATTGATAAGTACTTTGATATAGCACTTGCTGCTATAAATATATCAACAAGCGCAGCAATACAGCAGTATAGGTTTGCGAACCGTGAGTTAGTTGCTATTGAAGAAAAAAATACTATAATCAAAGTCTGGAGTGATCAAAAGTTTAGTGCTATTTCTTTGATAAGCAACATTAAAGAGACTGTTATGTTAGTTCAAGAAAAATTAGAGGAGGTGAAGGAGTGGCTTGGTAGTGTTATCCAGGGAGGTTTTGAACAAATTAGAGATTGGATTATTAGAAAGTTACGTGAAATAGACTTTGATTACAGAATTGG